GTATGTATATGAAGATCTTACTAATAATGATATCTTACTCATAGAAAAGTTTTTTAATGACTTGGATGATCCAGAAGTCTTATCTGATTTTTTAAATGAAAACGAAAAACGTTTAGAAACTGTTAATTTAAATACAAATAACACTTCATCAGTTACTCCTAAGCACGCTGTAGATGAAAACGGATTCTATGTTGGACAACAAGTCTTACCTAAAGATGGTCTAACAGAAGTTCCTTCTTTCCCTCCAAAAGATTTATATCTTGAACCGTTTGGTATCAGCTATAAGTGGGACAATTCAACTAATTCTTGGATTGTTAATGGAACCTATAAAGATAGACGAAAGTATCAATACTTAAATAGAACTACAGTAGGCGATCAACTAGACGCAATTATTTCTGCAATAGATGCGTTATCTAAAAATGAAAGTTTACCAGATAAATTCAATCAACTCCTTTCAGAAATAGAAGCCATCAAACTATCAAATCCTAAGGACTAACAATGACGTTACATGTTAAAAATTCGTCAGTCTTTAGACTCATCTGGAATGCCTATATAAAGATCTCAGGTCTTTGGAGAGAGGCTACTGTTGTCTATGTCAAGGATGCTGGAGTTTGGAGAGAAGTCCATAATGGTTATCCAGGACCTGGCTCACAAACATTTAATGTGTCAGGTACTTTTACAGTCCCAACTGGTGTTAATACCATTAGTGGAGTACTGTATGGTGGCGGTGGTGCAGGGGGTGGTAGTGGTTCACGAAACAGCTTTGATAATAACTCAGGTCGAGCAGCAGGTGGTGGCGGCGGTGGATCTGGACAACAAAGTTTTACAGTAGATGTAATTGGTGGTAGTAGTCATTTTGTACAAGTATCTGATGGTGGAGCTGCGCCTGGAGTAGGTGTTGGTGGTGGTGGTGCTGGAACTACCTTTGTAGGAAGTTTATCCAGTATAGCTGCAGCTACAGCTGGCGAACCACCAACTCAGATTGGTGTTGGTAAAGGATCAACCGTACCAGGTGGCGTAGGTGGAGCTGGAATAGCTGGTGGTGCAGCTGGTAATCAGGGAGCTACAAATACTAATTCAGGTAACTTTGGAAACTCAGGTCCTGGTGGTAACGGAGGATCTGGGGGAGTTGGCACTGGTGGACTTGGTGGTCAGACTGTAGGGTTTGACGGTGGTGGTTCTGGTGGAGCTGCAGGAAATGCTGGAAGGGTAGTTATAAACTGGTAATGAGAACCTGGGCAGAAATTTCTTTTGGTATTGTGCGATATGTATTTGAAGCACCTGTGGCACCTTTGGGTCAACCTGGTGTATATTATCATGATGTAACAGATTATGATCCTGTGCCAGAAATATTTGATGAATATAATCCATCTACTAGGACGTTTGCTAAACCTCTTAGCAACGATCCAAATGATACGCATAATCTACAAGTAGCATGGATAGGTGTTCGTAATACTCGCAATACAGCTTTGAATCTAAGTGATTATACTCAGATGCCGGATTTTCCGGATAAGATTATGCAAAAGCGTTACAGGAAATACAGACAGGAACTAAGAGACATACCCGAACGACATTCTAGTCCATACAGAATACCGTTTCCAACTGAACCGTATAAAACTGAGATAAAATTAACTTTTTGGGAAAAACTTCAATATGTTTGGTCATACATCAAAAACGGAAAAAATATTCGTAGTAGATAATGCCATTGATTATAGTAACCAAGAAGCTCTGTTTAACTTTTGTAAGAACAGTCTCTACAGTTTTGGTCATGGTGCAAGTTCAGTAAGCTCAATCGATCTTAGTAGATTTATTTGTAACCTAACAGCAGAAGAATTATCTCGCACTGGGTTAGATAAACTATTTGAAGGTCTAGTTAAAAAATACAAGAACAAAAATGTTCGTATAGACCGTAGTTATATCAATGTATACTTTCCTTATACTCCAACTGGTATGCACACAGATGATAACGATAAAGATGCTATATCATTTTTAGCTTATGCTAACCCTCAGTGGAATTTAGATTGGGCAGGTGAAACTCAATTCTTTACTTCAGACTTATCTAAAGTAGAACAAAGTGTATTGCCAGAGGGTGGTAGAGTCATTGTATTTGATTCCAACATACCACATACAGCTAGGAGTCCTGCAGTCATCTGTCCTGTTCCTAGATTTACTGTCACAATCAAAGGATTTTTAGTATGAGTCTTTTTAGCAACAACGAATCCAAATTCCTAGACTTTATAGGCATGATACCAAATGCAGTGCCTAAGAAAATGTGTAAGGAGATCATAGAAGCCTATCACGATCTCGATAAACGTAATGAAACTACGCAGGGTCGTATTGGTCGAGACGGTACAGGAGAAGTTGTTAAGTCAGCTAAAAATAGTAAAGATGTTGAGCTAGGTGCCTATCATAGTTATAGAGATCTCTTATATCAATTCAATACTCATTTACAGAATGCTTATAATGCTTACGGTGAACAATTCTGGCAGGTCAGTCAGTATCTAGGCAAACATGCTGTAACTGCTTGGCAAATACAACGCTATGATGCTAATGATCGTGGTGGCTATCATCACTTTCATGTAGAAAACAGCGGTGTCCATAATATGAGACGTTGCATGGCTTACATTGTTTATTTGAACGACATCAAAGAAGGTGGCGAAACAGAATTCCTCAATCAAAGTATTAGAGTAAAACCTGAAGCTGGTAAGATAGTGATATTCCCAGCATACTTTACTCATATACATCGTGGTAACCCGGTATTAAGTGGAGAAGACAAATACATCCTGACAGGCTGGATGGAATATGTCTAAACTAATTGTAGGATGGGCACCATTACTAAACGAAGTACATTCTAAAGGTCTTACATTACTTGTAACTAAACCTCAGAACTTATTTGAGACTCATATCAAAAATGGTAACCATCGTTACAAACTTTGTCCTGCTACATTAGATCTATCAAGAAATACATTTGTTATAAGATCCCCATTTGACGCGCATTTTATACTGGATGCAGATAAAAGAAGTATAGAGTTTATTGAACCACACGTACAAAGCATGGACTTCTATAATATGAGAAGCCATCAGTATAGTGAAACTGATGAACCAATTATGTCAATCAACTTCCATCAAATCTTTTTCACTGAAGAAAAAGATATTGAAGCTACAGTAACAGCTCCATGGTTTGAGAAAGCTCATCATAGCTTTAGAGTGATACCAGGTAGATTCAAAATTAGTGACTGGTGGAGACCTTTAGACTTTGCTATTCAACTTCCAGAACGAAGACACGAAGTTACAATCAAAGAAGGAGATCCTCTTTTCTATATAACATTTAGTAGTAGAGATCCATCTGATGTAGTCATTCTAAAAGAAATAAAAGTAACTAAAGAATTAGATGATTTTATCTATGCCACAACTGGCGCTAAAAACTATAAGCCAAGATGTCCTATGAAAACTCTTTACGGTTTATTTAATAGGTTTAAAAAGAAACCTTCATTGGAATTTATAGATTAGTTATGTATAATAAAGAATATGAGCTTATACATTGACGTCAAATATCTAGGATTTATCGGTAATAGATTACCACTCTTTAAGCGTAAGGGTGAATACCTCTATAACTGCAGGTGTATAATATGTGGTGATAGTCAGAAAAAGAAGAATAGAGCTCGTGGTTACTTTTATCGCCAAACCAATGATCTATTCTATAAGTGTCACAATTGTGAGGCTAGCCAACACTTTGGTACATTCCTAAAGACCTTTGATCAACAGCTATACCGTGAATATGCATTAGAACGATATGCTAATGGTGAGAATAAGAAAGCACATGCAACATTAGATGACGAATTTAAAAGTCACTTTAAAGAACCAACCTTCTTTAAAGAAGCACCAGATCCAAATAAAATACCTGACATTTTTAGTAAGGTAATTGATCAGCCTATAGATTCAGAGGTTAGAAAGTTTTGTAGTGATAGACAAATACCTACTCTAGCTTTGGAGCGACTTTGGTTTGTTGATGATATTAAGAAAGTAGAATCACTTAATGACAGATATGAAAATACAATTCAAAGCCATGAACCTAGATTAGTGATACCATTTAAAAATAAAGATGGTAAGTTAATTGGAGTATCTTGCAGAGGACTTCGAGGTGAGTCATTAAGATACATTACGGTTCGTATTGATGAAAGCGATTCATTAGTATTTGGTATAGACCAAATTAACTCTCAAGAATTAGTCTATGCAGTTGAAGGTCCGATAGATAGTCTATTCTTACCTAATGCAATAGCTGTCGGTGGTACTGGATTTAATAAAATAGATCAGTTAGAACTAAACAAAGATAAACTAATTCTTGTTTTAGACAATCAACCAAGAAACAAAGAAGTGTGTTCTGTTTATACTAAACTTATTACTAAAGGCTATAAAATA